TGCACCATCTGCACCTGCAGGGCCAGTTTCACCTTGAATACCTTGGATGCCTTGGATGCCTTGATCACCTTGTGGCCCAGTATCACCTGTATCACCTTTCTCGCCCTGTATTCCTTGGATGCCTTGGATACCCTGCTCGCCCTGAATACCTTGAATACCTTGGGGGCCAGTATCGCCAGTGTCACCTTTTTCACCTTGAATACCCTGAATACCCTGCGGCCCTGTGTCACCCTGTGGGCCAGTTGCACCTGTAGCACCAGTAGGAATTCCAAAGGTAAAAGCATAAGTCTCAGAATCGTAAGAGACTGTGGCATCGGAACCGGGAGAAAGTGTTGTAGCTTCTACACTAACTTCATCACCAAAGTCTAGTGTAGTATTTTTAGAAGCAAGAGCTTCTGCGGCTGAAGAAGCGGCGGCATCTGCAGAGGCTTGTGCGGCATTTGCAAGTTGCGTTACATTAGTAACTGTGATATCATTCGTTGCATCACCTGCGCCACCATTACCACGATAAATCGCCATGTGTCTCTCCAGTTATAGAATAAGATAGGGGAGCCTGAATAGACTCCCCCGGCTCTGTTTAGATTACAACAGAGAGTACGTTCTCTTCACGGAGAACTTTAGTGCCGTACAGAGTATCAGCAGTGAACAAGTTCGCAAGGAACTCTTGCTTGTACTGAGTCTGTGAACGAACAGCCATCTGCTCTGCAAGAACAAAAGCGTCCTTGTGCATCAGAGTGACAACACGACCAGAAGTGCTAGAGCCAGTGACGGTTGGAGCGTTAGATGTAACGTAAACGTCTACACCGTAAAGCTGACCGATCTGGCCGTTGTTAACACCACGACCGTTTACAAAGTCTGAAGACTGGTAACGATCAATGCCCATGATGACATTGCGGATTGCAGGTGGGATAATCAATGCACGAGCGTCCATAGGAACGTCAGCATCGTCCAACTTCTGAATCATGTTGCGGAAAGCCGCATCAGAGAATGCTTCAAGAGCAGTACTGTCATCATAGTCAATCAAGACATCAGATGCACCGTTGATCTGGTAGTGAGACTGTGTAGCATCAGAACCGTCTGCAGTACCTGCATCGTTTGATACATTCAACAATTCTGCGAACAGATCGTCATCGACTTGCTTAGCAAGAGCGTAACCTGCATCGTCAGTGTAGAAGCGGCGGAGTGAATCCAAAGCCTGTACTTCTGTGATGTCTTCAATCAAACGAGAATATTCGTAGTGATTGTCGATAACTACTTGCACTTCTGTGTTAGCAGTCTGCTGAATAGTTACAGTGTCAGCCGCAGTCTTGGCATTCGCTGAGCCACGAGTAGGCTTAGGAATATGAAGAGTGTCACCCTTCTTGCCAGTCATAGGCATTTTGTTTACGAGGTTAGCAAGAACGAGGTTCTGCTTGTACGCCGCAATGATTTCATCTGACCACAGTTCTGGAATGAACGTAGCCGCATTTGCTAGAGTAACGGTATTATTACTCGCTGGGGTTAAGTTTGCCATTGTAAATATCTCCTACTGGCTAACGAACTCGCCCCTCTGCATAAGCTTGTCTAATTTCTGGAGCAAGCTCTTGATAGCGATTGGGGTCTGTTTGCATAAGTTTAATAATATCAGCACGTCGATAGATTTTGCGACTTGGTTTTTCTACAGATCCTTTGGCAGAGCCAGTTGATGCAGATTTAAGTTGACGTTTACGGTCTTCTTGTTGCATCTGTGCAGTTTCAGTGACAATGTTTTGACGTTCTTTCCATGATGTTAATAGTTCATCAGCGGCATCAAAATCAAATGCTTGGTCTGCACGTTGGTATAGTTCTACACGTACTTTAGACTTTCCAACCCATTCAAGAAACTTTTCATTCTGAATAATTTCTTGAAAATCTGGATGTCGTTGCGATAAAGTATTTAATACTTCCGCTTGTTTCATCGACCTAGAAACATTTTCTGCTTCTTTGATCTTCGGATGATTTTCTAACTTATTGTCTAGGTACTTATCTGGATCAGAGAAAAAGTCAATTTCTTCGACTTGTTCTTTTTGTGGGCTTGCGGCCTTTTCAATCTGAGACTTAACAAAGTCATCTACAATCTTGCGTAGTTCACCGACTTCAGAACTTTGGCGACCTAATAGCTTTTCAGCTTCCTGATGCATACGGACAATATCTTTGATATCTTTGCCTTGGTATTTATCAGGTACGTCTTCTTCAATTGATTGAGCTTCTTCCTCTGCAGGAGACTCTTCAATTACTTCTTCGTCTTCGATGTTAGCGAACTCTTCGCCTTCTTCTAGATCTTTGGGTTTCGGATCAATGAATTGTGCCATATTTTTTAAACTCCGTTGCCGTAGCAATTATGGAAAGACTATTTACGACCGGCTCTCTCATGATCCTTAGCCCACTTATCGTCTTTATCAGGCCAACCATGACCTACGAAATGTGTTCGGATCGGAGAGATTATCCGTTCTGCTGTTTCACCACAGATGTGGCATGTTGCAAAGGCAGATTCAGAAGATTCATTCCAATGTTCTTCTACTGCATTGCATTTAGTACACCGATAATCATATCGTTTAAGCATTTTCACGCTCTCGAATCATATCATAAGCGTTGCGAATAGCAGGTTCAAAGTGTACTACTTTGTAAAAAGCTGCTCGCTCCCCTTTGGTGTACGCTAATTGTGCTTCACCCTTGATGTCTTCAATTCTATGTCCATCAAGGATGCTTTGTATCTCTTCTACAAACTGTTTCCACCCATCTGTAGCGAAAACATCAAAGTAATGTTCGTAGTATTTCTCTTCTTCTAACGTCAAAGCATTCTCCTTTTGGTGCTTTGGTTTAATATAATAATATTATAGCATACTTTTTACTAAAAGTCAAGACTCTGCAGTAGTTTTTGTTACAGGTTTCTTGGTGCTAGCCTTTGGTTTTTCTTCTAACTGCTTTAATCTTTCATCGAGTTTTGTCAAGATACCGTTCATTTGCTCAATAATATCTTGGAACTCTTTTTTAGTTACTACCATATTGTTATTTCCTCATTTGCATTGTTACAATGTCTTCTTTTGTTTCAAGCTCACGTTCTTTTAATAAAAGTTCAGCAAGTTTTGCTCTGCGTTCAAAGTCTACTTCCGTAGGATCTTTACCCATATGCTTTAACAAAGCTGCTAAACGATCAGTTTCTGCTTCCACTGGCAACAATTCAGTTTCAACAGAGTTCTGCTGTACACGAGACACAATTTCTGCTGTTTGCGCCTGTACATTCTCAAGAGTTGCCTGCTGCTTAGCCATTTCAAGCTGTGCTGCCTGCATTTGCATCTGCTGTTGCTCTGGATTTGGTTGATTAGCTTGACGTAATCCTTGAATAATTTGTTCACGATTAGAAAGATTCATGTTGTCAACAATAGATTCAATCAACATTGGATACATTGGAGACTCTGGACTCATTGTCTGCAGCAATTGTACCAACTGTGTAACTTCATACTCACGTGCAATAATACCAAGAGAGGATGAAGCAACGAATTTAAAGTCCCTAGCAGGATAACGCTCAGGATCAAACTGCATATAACGATGAGCTACTTTTTCAATCATAGGAATTAAGAAAGACTCTTGGAAATTAATCAATGTACGCTTGTGACGCTTAATAATTGCTCCAAGTGACATTGAAATGCCTGCAGCAGTAGCGTCCCCGTTAATAGATCCGGGTATACCTGCAGCATCAATAGCACCTGTAGCCATCTGTACCATTCGTTGAAGCTCTGCACCCTGATTAAATGTTACAGAATCCAGTTGACCGAACTTAAATGGCTGTAAGATTTCTGCAGGATTACCATTCGTAAGGATTGCCTTGCCGGGTCTAACTTCCAGCTTTGCTCCACGAGGAAGGCGTGAAGCATCAACAGCAATCATAGGATGTACAGTAAGCGCAAGCGCATCAATTCTTGCCCTTAGTTCAGTGTCAAGGGCTTTCTGTGCGTTATATCCTTTTTCACAGATTCCACGGCCCCAGAATCGTCCCGGTACGATATCCCAAGGGAATGAAACAACAGGACGATCCTTCATCATGTAAGGGTTGGCTTCAGCTTTTAGCAGAGTGCCGCCGTTTGCAATAACAATAACTGCTTCTACATATTCTGATTCATCTTCATCAGTAGGTTCTTCAGCAATGTCTTCGTCTTCTAACGATGTTTTAGAATTATTAAACAACTCACGAGGTACAAGACCATAGTACTTTGTTAGCCGTACTTTGTCATCTGAGTAAATAGTAAGATCTTGGTCAGGCTCTAAGTCACTGTCCACTGCATCAGTAACAACTTCTACATTTGGATCGTAGATTCCGTTTTCTTGTGCAATATGTATTTGGTGTAGTGGAACATACTCATCAATGGCAACACCTAAAGCTTCTTTAACTGTTGTAGCAACAGGATCAATTAAGAAGTTTTGTGGCAAAACAGGTCTAAGTTTAAATAGTGTACGTGCTTTTGCCATCACACCTACAGCCTGCATAGCTCCTTCCATAATTGGCTGAGTAGCAGGAGTTAATTCAATTTCTTCTTCAGCAACAATCTCAGCTACTCCAGTACCAAAGACCGCAGCATTAAGAACACACTCTGCAATAGACTTACGAGCAGCAACAAACTTTAAATCTTCATCTAACTGATTACGTAAGAACTGAATGTCTTGTGGTTGCTGATCTTGTAGGTCATCTTTAATATCAAACCATTTCCCACGGCCAAAGGTAGCTTCTTCTACTTCAGCAACTGCAGACTCAACAGCTTGTTGCAGTGCAGGTGATATTAAACGTGAGCGTTCTGAAGCTCGCATTGAATCTTCTTCGGCCCAAATACCACGCCATAAACGATAGTATTCATCGAACTTTTCTTGGTAGTTTGCTTCATAGTGATCCCGCCATTGGTTACACTTATGCATAACCCATTGCTCAAGGAACTGTTCATTTTCAAAGGTGTGATCGTAGTCCATTTTAATATCCTGCTACAATGTCTAGTATTTCAAAGTCATCTTCTTCAAAGTCATAGTGGTATGCGACTTTTGCCATTTGGTCTATGTATGCCAAAGAATCAATTAAGTCATCATGCACCAATGCATTTGGAAACTGGAATAGTTCATCTAAGAATTCAGCATTCCAATCCCCTTCATTAAGTACAATCTGACCATGCTCAAACCGTCCTTGTAATGCCCATACAATACGATCCACTTTTTTCTTATTACCGTGTGTTAATTCTTCAACACGAAAGAAAGCTTGATTTGATTTCATTAAGTCAGTTAGATAAGGCAGCACTGCATTCTTAAGCGCACCCTTTTCAATACCAACCGCCAAAGGTTCGTAGTAGTAAACTGCTTCAAATATTTTACGTGCAGTTTTTTTAACATCCCATCGCCCATGAATAATGTCAGCTACCCACCAACCATGCTCATTAACTTTGACAATTGAGATTGCAGTCTGGTCAAGTTTTTTACCTTTGGACTTTGATGCATTTTCAACATCTGCAAAACCTGCAAGGTCAACTGAAATGTAGTAGTCCCCAATCTCAGGCTCTTCATCATCAAAGATAACCCAGTCTTCTTTGAAGATTTCAGAACCCATTGCTTCAAAGGATGCCATAAATTCCTGACGGAATGCATAGGATGACATTGACTTTTTAGCTGTGTCAATTTCTTCAGGATCTAGTAAAGGATTATCGTAGGATGTAAAGTGCCATGCTTTGTAGCTATCGTCATCGCCTAGCTCTGCATACTGAAATAGATCATAGAAGTGGTTTCGTCCCATTGGCGTACCAATAAACATGGCATCACCCTTTTGGTCAGCAAGTGCAGGACGCAAAATTTGCTCCCACACACTAGGCTTCATATCCGCATATTCGTCCATTACTAGGAACTTAAGGGATACACCACGCATTGTCTCTGGTCTGTCAGCACCCTTCAATGATATAACTGCGCCGTTAATCAAAGTAATTTGTAGATTGTTAATGTGGGATGCTTTAATAACTGGGTGAGCAATCTCAAGTAACGTAGTCCACATAATATCACGAGCCTGTCCCTGAGTAGGAGCTACGTAAAATACATGGCCTCTCTGTGCTTGTAGTGCGTAAATCACAAGCATCCAAGCTGCAAGACGAGACTTACCAGTACGCCGGCCTGCTGCAACAATTTTAAACCGAGCAGGATCTTCAAAGACTTCTTGTTGCCAAGGAAGTAGTTCTACCTTTAGCTCTGCCATTAGTCTTTGGCATCCTTCATAATGTCTACAAGTTCTTTGCTGCGGTTACCTACTTGAGTGTACCACTTACTGTTGACCATCTCATTAGCAGCCATCAGGTAGTTCCCTTCATTGACGTAACGAATCATGTTTTTAAACTTAGCCAGTCTGCTACGTCCAATGTTAAATGCCATATTGACACAAACACGTTTAACATTATCTGGTAGGGAACCAAAGTTCAGAAAGATAGCACACGCATCAGTAACTGCTGTAGCTAGATCTTCCTCAAACCATTCGTCTACTTGTTCTTTGGAGATCTCATCCCCTACTTCATACTCTGTAGTAGCAGGTAGTAAATGACCTATGCCTGCTGTAGGAAGACCTAAGTGATCTAAGTAAACTTCATACTTAACCCCTTCATGTCTTTTGAGGTCTTCTTTAATCTGTTCAGTTAAATCTTTACTCAGAGACATCTTTGTACTCCGCTTCAATAGGTTCTTCACCACCTACAATTGTAGTATCACCACCAACACCAGTAATAGTAATACTAACAGCACTCCTACCTGAGTTGTTCTTATCCTTATCAAAGTAAGACAAAGGTAACACACGATCCATGCACATCTTTAGTGCAGCCATTTGCCCTTGATGCTCATCATCCATAGCGATGTCTATAATTTTAGTAATTACTTTATCGCCAGATGTTGCTAGCAGTCGAGCCTTGAACTCATTTATTCTTGCTGCATCTCCGGGAGGTCTACCTCTTACGCCTCTGTTGCCTTTCTTTTTAGATTCAACAACAGACTTACGAGGACGACCACGCTTAGGCTTGGTTTCCGTCATAGTAAAATCCTAGCAATTTCTTAATAGTATAGCACACTTTTTTATCAAAGTCAAGAGCTACTTTTTAATGATACAACTACATAGCTTTATCGTAGTATGTTCAGATTGTGTTATCTACATAGATATCAAAGACTTACATAGACTTTATAGACCCCGCTAATGTCAAGTCTTTTTTATTTAATTTAGCTCTTTTTTGTATCTGTGCAGGTACTGTATAACTATTTAGCCTGTATAGCCCCTCCCCGCCCCTCTATGCAACCCTATATAGTAACATAGAACTAGACAGCCTGTCAAGGCTTGTTAGACTAAAGTATAATATAGACTATGGTCTAATTGATAAAGTGTGTGAGTCTATGTAGTACCCACTAGGGATAAATTATATTGCGATGCACCATACCTATTAGACTACAAAGATGTTGACATGCTAGACAGACTATGTTAGTCAAGACTATTCATATATATTATATAGCTATATAACTAGATAGAATATTGATATTCCAAATTGATATAAAAAAAGTTTTGACATACTTCATACGCTATGGTTTACTAGCATCATCAACTACTAAAGAGGATAAACAAATGAAAACAAACCTAGAAAGAGCGACAAAGATAGTCGATAACTTCAACGAACATACGGAAGGTAATGTAAAGGTAGATGCATACGGATTCCTTAGCATGGTAAAGGAAATCTTAAAGGATAAAGGATGCCCAACAAAAGATCGTATGGAAATAGTTGAAATTGTCAACGAACAAATGAAAGAGCAGAACAATTTCTTATTAGACTAAAGTATAATATACAACTCCTAGGCAAGAGTCTAAACTGCCTAAACATTGTAAACAAAAGAGGATACTACAATGATTAAAGTAACTAAAAACATCAATGGCCGCCGCCGTTTTACAATCGGTAAGAAACTGAAAGGCTTCATCGCACTACGTAAAAAGAAGTCTAGGGGATTCAAGATTGAAAAGCAGTCTACATTCACGCAACTACATTTAGGGAAGATTAGCATTGCATTAGATATGCGTCCTAGACACACTGCAAACTTTGCAGGATAATTTGACAGCTCCTAAGCATGAGTCTAAACTGCTTACACTACAGAAGAGGATACAACAATGAGCATTGACAATATATTGAGCATATACAATCTCGCAACACCAGAAGAGATTGAGCATGGCGTTACATGGTACAGTACTGCATATTGTGAGTGCTTATCCATAGCAGAAGACCTAGGACTACCGATACATATTGTTGTAGGTGTTACTGCCGCACTATCACCAAATAATAAATGGGATAGAAACATTGAGAATGCCAGGACATTATGTACTGCATACTGCAATGGTGATAGCGTAGAATCATTCAAGGTATCAACCTACGGAAAGATGAAAGAAAAAGCTTGGCATATTATGGGTGAGAATCCAGACTATGCAGAAACAAAAGCGATACTCAATGGACAAAAAATTGTTTGCTTCTTTGAGAATATATTGGGTGAAAACACTTGCACTATAGATGGGCATGCATATAATATCTATCACGCACAAAGAGTAGGCTTAACAGGTTCGATTAGCATAGGCAAAAAAGAATATGCTACAATACAGACTGCATACCAGCAGGCAGGATTGTCAGTAGAAATCAATGGCAAAACACTGAAGGCCTATGAAATGCAAGCTATAACATGGGTAACATGGCGTAGGATTCACGGGATTAAGTAGGAGCAAACAATGAACGCAACAATCTATAACGTATACTTAGGTCAAACTAAAATTAAATCGAGAGTTGACTATACTACAGCGCATAAGTTATACTTGGAATATAAATCAAAAGGAGTTATCCTAGTATTTATTCCGCAGGATTAAGTAGGAGCAAACAATGAAAGTTATTGCATGGTTATCAATTGAAACTGAGGGTTCAGCAGTAGTACAGTACAGCCCTGTATATGATTTGAAGGAATGGATAGCATTATGGAAGTCTTAACATTTAGCATTATAATCGGCGTAGGTTTCATTGTATCACTACTGATAGGAGCATTAGCAGCGAAACTACTAGGCTTCAGACTGAATGAACCAGAATACTATGACCTACAGGACAGACTACAGAAGAGGATTAAGAAATGACACACTTTGAAAATAATTTAAAAGACTTTGAGTTTAGGTTGTCGCAACTAGATGACTGGATTGTAGACTTGAAAGATCAGAGAGCAGAAATTTCTGACATTGAAAATTACGCTAAAGAATTGTATGACATTATGTATGAGTTCGAGACAATAAAGAATAGTGTTGAACAGGTAACAGAATACATTGATAAAGCTAAAGAGGTGCGGCTATGATTACAGTTAGCAATGAGAATAGAGTCAGAGTGAATAGTTTGGTTGACAAACAGACTGGTGAGATTCTAGACCTACTTAATGAAGCAATGGTGAGACTGCATGACACTGGCGACACAGAGTCAGAGACACTCGATCAGGTCATGGTATCGCTGAAGTATACAACACAGAAACTGGTAGAGTACAGGGAGAATGAGCTATGATTGACAGAGAGACAGGATGCAATGATGAGTATGATGCTGCATTGCGATGGAGCATTGAAGAAATCATCAACGAAATTCACCGCATCAAGGAGCTTGAAACAGGGAGACTAGAGAATGTATACTACAGTATCTTTGGTAAAGACATAGAGGTAGCATACCAAGAATACCTAAAAGAGCTAGCAG